CCAGATCCGCCAGCTGCCAACAGCAGATCAGTTACCCAATTTGGTATGATCCAATCAACTCCATACTGTTGCAGCATACCGTTGGCCCAGACCACCGGTGTTTGTGGGCTCTGAGGTATGTTGCTGAGCTGGAATGTGCGCTTGATACCAGTACCATAGAACTTGTCGTAGACTGGTGCCAGTCCGCCTTGGACTATGATGTCAAGATAGTTGGTGAATGAAGCTTGATCAGCATCAAATCCTGTGGGTGAATCCCAGGGCATGAAGTCCCAACCTGGTCCGAAACGGAATCCCAGTGCATCCATTATGATGCCGCGATAGTCGCTGTTTGGAATGAGGTTAGGATCATCCTTGCGTATCATGTCTGCCGTGGGCGCATAGAAATCTCTGATGCGAGTAAACGCACCCCAGGTTGGTTCTCCGTATGTAGTGTTTTCAAACTCCCAGCCAAGCACGCTCCATGTCTTGCTGGCCCAACCCACGCTGTTGCTGGCCACCCGATCAAACAACAGGCTGATCTTCAGAGTCCTGATCAATTCAGGATTTGTGAGATAGTTCTGCTGCCAAGCTAGATTGCTGGTGGTACCAGCTGCTTCATTGTCAAAGTCTGTGGTGTAAACCACAGCGTTGTCCTGCCATGTGCGCTGAGTCACAAAGGCACGAACCTTGGCATGATAAGGTTTAACTTCATTGAGATAGGCTAGCAGAGCATCGCTGTAATCAGGTTGATAGAGCTGGCTGGTGCTCAGAGGAAGATTGAATCCGCGAAGGTATATGAAGCTGGTCTTGAACAACCAATCCACGAAACCCTGCTCCACTAACACGTAGTTGATCATAGTGAAGAACAGTTGGTTTAGGTACACGCTCTCGCCAGGTATGGCAGGATTTGGGTTAGCAAATATCACCTTTACCAAACCTTGTATCATGCTGGCAAATTCCACATGCGGGAAGATGTCGAAGCCGGTGCTGTCAAACGGTGTGGTGCCAAACAGCATGGTGTTGATGCTGCCATCGTACACACCTGTGCTGATCTGTATGGTGCCGTTTTGATAACCCACAGTGGCCCATGTGCCTAAAGTGCTACCGACCCATTTATAAAGAGCCCAATAGCCATCACCTCGGTTCAAAACCTTGACAATGGTGCCATTCACTCCTGCATATTGTGCTCTGTCGTTGTCGTTCTGTACCACGTAGTTTGGTATGGTAAGGCTGGTCACTCCGCTGTCTGGCAGATACCAATCTACATAGTACCAATAGTTTGGTGTGTTGTAGGCCTGCACAGCAAGCTCTGTCCACAGATAGTTTCCACCATTGAACTGATATTGATACAGCTTCCAGAGATTGTTGGTATCAGCACCGCCTAGCACCAACACAGTGCTGAGATTGGGTATGTTACCACCCAGTGCGTTCCTGCTGCTGATGGTACCAACCGTGTAGTCTGCACTAGGAGCCGCTTCGGCTGTATAGAAATAATCCACCCAATTACTGCGATTGATGTCTGGAACTAACAATATGGTCCCCAGTAGTTTGTTGGCTTCGGCTACATAGGTTTCGGCTGCTATGGGGCGATACTTGAACCAGCTTTGGCGCGGACGTATCAGAGTGCCGTATCGCATGATTTCGCTGAGGTAGGGATCAGGCACGTTCTGACCTTCGCCATCTTTGCCTGTGAGGCTATCCTGCAATTTGTTCCAGAAGAAATTACTGGGCAGGCTGTCAGGATCGTTTGGTCGCAGCAGATCATATTGCTTGTAATCAATCTGATTGTTGGCTTCGTGCGTGTACAGCAAGCTTAACACAGTGTCGGTACCGCTGAGATACCTTCCCACACCGCTGACCAAAATCGTGCGGCTGTCTATGGCTGCATACCATCGCACCCCATAACCGGTAGGATTGGATATGATATCTCTGATCTGCAGTGTGCTAATGGTTCGTCCGGTTGGCAACGGCAGTGTGGTTGCATTGCCTACCCAGAAATAGTAGCGTGTGATTGGCACATTGGCCGATGTGGTATATTCAGTCAGCGTGGTGTATGCAGGATCATTGCTGTTCAAAACGAATCCAGTTGGAGTGTAATTGTAGCCATATTGTGCAAAACTGGTGCCATTAGCCACATAGGTAGCCCACATGTCGGGGCTTACAGGACTTTCTACCCATTCATACACATCCACTGAGGTACCTGGCGCTATCTGTCCCCAATGCTGCCAACGATAGCTGTTGTCACTGATCTCGTAATCATAGTATCTCACGCTGGATAGGTTCCACCAGGTCTCGCCCACATGCTCGGGTCCCCATGCTCGTGTGGCATTCAACGGATATATTTCCACGTTACCCGAGTTATAGCTGGCAGGATCATAGATGCTGATGCGATCCAGATTCTTGCGTGCTTCACTGGGGATGAAACCCTTGGCAGGATCATAATATTCCAGATATGCATACACAGTGCCTTGGCTCTGGCTGTAGAGCTTGCCTTGCAGCATTAGGTTAGCATTGACATCATAGGTTTGGCTGCGCTGCGGCATCCACTGGTGATTTAAGCGCAGATATACCGTCCAACCATTGATACCATAGCCGGTTTTATCCACATAGGCAATGTCACCTTCTTGCCAACCGTTCAATGGCGGATAGAGATCTCGCTCATAGTTAGTAGCAAAGCGAGTGGACTTATAAGCTGTGACGTTACCGCCAGCACCAATTGTGAAGGTGTTCACGCCCACTGTGAAGCTGTTTCCGCCACCAACTATGTTACCTACAGTGAACGTTCCTTGCAGAGCACTGACATTGCTGATTCCATCTAACACGATCACATCGCCTGATTTTAATCCAACATTGCCGCTGCAGTTGATCACAGTCGGCTGTCCTGTGGAGATGCTGGGTGTGGTGTTGATGATGTTGACGTTTGCTGTGCTGAACTTCCAAACATCCCAGGTCTGTTTCTCTGTGATGAACTGCCAAACTGTGTCGCCGTTGACTATGGGATTTCCAGCAGCATTTTGGCTTTCCCAGAACGTGCTTAACACTGTAGCATTGGCAATGGTAAAAGTGGTTTCACCGACCAGCACATATCCTGCTGTGGGCAGATCGCTGTTGAAATTTGGCACAGTAGTGTTCATTAAGGGGAAAAGCGGATCATTCTCGCTGCTGTAACTGATTGGTGGTACCAATATCAACGGATCATTGGGTATCAAAGTAATAACACTGCTGAATTCTTTATCGGTGCTCTGCACCCCAAAAACTTGTATCTGTTGAGGATCATTGCGATATTGGTTCTGAGGAATGATGAAATCAATGCTAGTGTTCAGAGCCGTGCTGCCAAACCTTGCAGTTCTCAATGCATATTCTTCATAATATTCATAGAGACTGGGCGGAGGTGATATAGCTGCATTGCGCAGCAGCGCATTAAATGAACTTTGAGTTCCCTTCTGTTTAATGAAACCCTGATAGAATTGGAACTCTGTGCTTTCTTCCAACAGTAGATTGGCCAGATATGGTCGATGTTGATAACCAATCTGATGTTTGGCCATGTCACTGATGACCTGTACATCCACTGCAGCTAAGGTGGTTTCGTTCAGTACTAGATTGCCTGTAATCGGATCAATGCTGGTGTAATTCTTTGGCTGATCTATGTTGTAATATTTGGTGAAATCGCTGGCTGTCTTTTCAAAATTGGTGACCAAAGTCCATTGGTTATCAGTACCACTCTGATAGAGGAAATAACCAGGGGCATCAACACGTCCATCCCAATCATTGGTCCTATAGGCAAACAGCTTGAGGCGTGGTTGGTAAAGATTGTAGAGTGGATCGTATACCGTATCGTTGAAGCTGGTTAAGTTGTTAATGACCAACACGCTTTCTATGGTGTTGGCAAACAATCTCATACCGTAGATATTTTGTGTCCCAGTTGGAGTTACCGTGATGGTGTCATCATATCTAAGGACCGTGAGATTCACACCGTCTATCCTAGCTCCTATCTTGTCTAGTATCGGATAGGTGCCGCCAATGATAGCATTGACAAACTGCACGCTGCCAAAGGTTTGATGATACTTCACATTAAGTGCTAGCGGGCTAAGTGCAATGAAATTGCCATTTGCCCAGTTGCCCTGGCTCCAAAATAGGAACTCTTTTCCACTTTGAACCCAGTCCAGTGTCGTGTTATTTTCAACGTTCAACTGATCAAACACGAATCCTTGGTATTCCTGGTATCTTTGCAGGCTTACCAAGAAATCAAATACTGCTTGTTTGGTAGTGAACACAGTACCGTATGGCACTTCCTGCGCTGCATCTACTCCTACCTTGTACCAAAATACTTTGTCAGACCCCACTACCACAGTAGTCTTAGCACCATTGAGATTGCTGGGAATGATAAGGAAGAATTGGTTTATGCTATCATAGCCTACCACTCGCCATCCGCCATTGACCTGCGTGATGATCGCCCCACTGTAAAAAACTTCTCGTATGCTAGCGCTTTTGTACAGATAAGTGTGCACATTTTCACTTGGTATTATCTGGCTGGTGTAGCCTATTTGACCAAAGCTGTCTGCTGTGAGATAGAGGTTACTGGCCACGAATCCGCCAGCTTGATGGGCCAACTGTGCAGTTGTGCCTCTAACTATGCTGCCAAAATATTGCGTGACATTAAGGTTTTGGCTCACCACATATTCTGTTATCCAGTGCTGTATACCACCGCTACCATAGTAGGTTAGAGTGCTTTCGTTTGGAACATTGATGTTGCCGCCAATGGCACTGGGATTCTCTCGATGCACATAGAGATCAGCGTTCGAACGCCTGTTATAGGTGTCAATGTAAATGCTCTGGCTGGTCTCTTGCTGCGGAAACACTGTGAGCTGGCGCAAAGTGTCCCAGTTGTATTCTATGAATTGCGCAGGTTTCATCAGATAGCTATATTGCGCAATTACAAAGCTATAGTCGTTACTGTAGATCCATACTGATTCTATTGGACTACCGTCGCCAAATACCCATGCAGCAGAAGCCTGTGCTTGGCTAGGCTGTCCTACCACTGTGCCAGCCAATATTGGAGGTAACAGGCTACCCTGTGCGTCTACAGGTATACAACTTAACAAACCAGGACGCACACCTGGCAGGTATATTCCCGCTCGCGGACCTTGTCGTATCAATCCAGCAGCGAGATCATTCCACATGTAGGTATTGCCGCTGGTATATGGTGCAGGGCCGTATTCTTCAGTCCACCATGGGGGCTGTTGGCTGAAGCCCAGCATTTCCCATGGTGCCAAGTGAGGACGATCTGTGTCATAGAACCAACGATATATGCCCTGCCAATAGCCTGGCACTGATTGACCATTCTTATCACGCAAAGCTGAATAATTCCAAGTGAACGGATCGGCAGGATCATAAGTGGTGTTGGCACGATAATCAACTTGATTGCTGATTACCCACCGATCAAACATTGGATAAGTGACCTGAAGGTATTCTGCCAGTGTGTAATCACTGCTTCTCCACTTGCCGGGCGTGTATGCCACGATGTCCATGGCCATCATAGCTTGAGGATTGCTGTAGGCATCAGGCATGTTGTTGAAAAGATCCAATTCCCACTGCAGCCATGCTGCGGCCACGGGACTGGTTAACAACAGCGGATCGCTGGTGCTGGTTAATCCGTATTCTATAGTGCCTAGCGGCAGATCATCCTTGGCCATCACGAAACGTGCACCATCGTGACACTGTATGACCAAGTTGTAACCCACGGTCAATGGTTCATAATATACCATTGGCATGTATGCCTTGCTCACGCCCAATCGTGTACCAGTTGGCGGCACATAGGTAGGAGCAGTGCTGCGCAGATATGTGTAGCCTGCCTGAGGACCATCTATGCCGCTGTTGGCCCAAGGACTGGTAGGGTTCTTACCAAGATTGATCTGCGTTAATGCAGTGCTCACCCAAGTCTGTGGACTCTGCGCTGCAGTATAACCATTGGCGCTCAAAGTGAACAGTGTTTGTATGAACCTGTTGTAAAATCGCGTGTATTGGTTCTGCGCAAACTGCATGGCTTGCATGGGCTCTGTGTTGTTCATCACGGTGTTGATGCCAACGGTGATGTTGCCGCTGCTCAGAACCATTGGTTTGATCAAAGGAGCTTTGTGCTGAAGAATGAACTGTCCAAGGCCCAATATCTGTGGAGTATCGCGATAATTGTTATTGCCCAGCGGTGATCCTATCAGGCCCGGCTGGTTCAATATGATGCTCTCAAATTGTTGGGCAAATTGGCTTTGGCTGATGGTAACTACCTGCTCATTGTTTGCATTGGCTGTGAGATTGGGCGGTAACTCATAATAACCAGTGAGATGTATTGGAGCTCCTCTGCTCCAGCTGCGTATCAACACACGCTGACCGGCTGTAGCAGGTGTTTTAAGGCTTACTATGTTGTTGGATACTGTGTAGTCAACACCATTGGTCAGCAACACACCTGATTGATCTTGTATAATAGTCACATAGATGCTGGGAAAGAGCCCAAGATTATCATCAGGTACTTGGTCTATGGTGAAGCTGTAAGTGGGTATGTTTACTGTGAAATCATTCACAATATACTGCCTGCTAGGTTGAGGTGATTTATACCATTGGTTATTGAATTCAGGCACCGGTGTAGAGTTGTCTCTGTAATAGGCAAAGCCCTGTATTGCCGTGGTAGTAGAAGTGTTGTACTGATATGTATAGGTCTGGCTGACTATGGTATTGTTAAACACATAATCTCCGAACTGATCCAGCAATGGTGCCAAGCCTAACTCACTGTCTATGCTTGCATAAATGTCAGTTTGATAGGTGAATATGGCATTGCCTGTAAACGTGCTGCCGGGATAGACACTGGGATCTGCCAGATAATTGCCGTCATAATCATAGAGATTGAACAACGGTGCAGCATACAACACTTTCTGCTGAGCCTCGATCCATGCAGCGCCGTTATACCAATACTGCACGTTGGCAGTGTATGACACGCTGTTCACCATTAGAGTACCAAATTCAACCAAAATAGCATCACCGTAAACTGGCGGTCCTCCAACTTCTGTGAGAGTGATCACTCCAAGGGTTGACAGTCCTCCAACTTGGTACACCCTGTTGTTAACCAAGGGGTCGCTGTCACCAGTGACCAGTATGGTCTGACCATCTATCAGTTCAATGCCGTTGATTGAATATCTGGATTGACCAACTATAGCAGCGAATACATCGGGCACATTTGATAAAACAAATGAGGCATTGGCACGACCCCTGAATCCGCTGTTATACAACTGCAGATTGGCGCTGAATTCAATGATTGGTCGCTGAGCCCTGGTCTGATAGGAAGGAACAGAACCAGTGCCGCTTTGCATCAAAACATCTATGTGGAACCAACGATTGTTAGCACTCCATTGATTGCTGGGATCTGGACATCTAGCCAGAGTCATATAGTCTTTTTGATAGATAGTAGCATCGCCGTCCCAGGCCTGTGTGTCCCATCCGCGATTGTCCCAGTTAGGATCGCGATAACCAACTAGATCCAGCAGCTGTATGGCTCGACCAACATTGTTGATGATGTAAGGTACGTTATTGATAGAACTGGTAGCGTCATTGGTCGCAGTGATGACCAATCCGGTACTGAAAACCAAGTCACCAGTGATTATCTCTCCAGTGCTTGATAGCTGATAGGTACCAGAATAAGTGAATTGAGATTTGCCTACTGCATCAACCAATAGATTGGTATTAGACAACAGCAATATTGGGCTTGGTCCGCTGGGCACCCAGTAATATTTGGTATAGTTAATGAGTTTGTCCAGATCAATTGGAGGTGACCAGCTGTAGTATTCTTGTTCAAATAGCCTGCTTTGATTGGTTACCACCGCACCTTGGAATTGCAAACTGTTTACATAATCATGATAGAACATGATATTGGTTACTGAACCGCTGTAGGTGTTCTTGCTTAGCGCAGTCACAGGTAGCTGATAATCGTTCCTGCTTTTGGTTGGTTCACCAATGTAATAATCAGTTTTTGGATTGTAATACACAGGCTTGCTACCAATGTATCCACTGAGGAATTCCACGCTCTCTGGCTGGAACATGTGATCAACTGTAGCTGCAAAAAATTTGGTCAAAGTCTCTGTTTGGTTAACACCAGGTAGCAGAGATATTACGCGACGCTTTTCAACCATTGTTTATCCCCAGCTGTGCCTCAGTGAGGCTACCAACTATCACTATGTTCTGTACAGTAGCACAGCTGATGAATATCTCATCAGGATTGGCTATGATCTCAAACAGGTCTCCAAACTTGGCACTGCCACTGGTCGGCACCATCACTATGGTTGCCACTATGGTTGCTAGGTTCATCTGTATGAATGTGGCCATTTCTGTGAAATAGAAGTTCTGCCCAAAATCCCAGTTTGCCAACGAGAAATAGGTGTCTATCTGTTGTTTAACCAAGCTCTTGACTTCGTTATCACTGTTACTGGTACCAGGTACCTTTACAACTTTGAACAACACTTGATATTCTGGTTGTGCTTGTGCACCAAACAGCAGCTGATAGGTGACTGGATGCCACACTATCTGATCGGTCATCATCTTGAACTGTTCAAAATAAGAGAACGTGGCATTGAGATCACTGATGGTTGGCGGTTGTGGCTCGGTATCTGCGCTTCCACCTATGGCTATCCAATTTCTTAGATTATCATTGTAGGTAGCTGTCAATATGTAGATATCTATGATGTTCATTATGGCAGGATTGATGCGTTGATCATATGCAGCATAGTGCTGCCATAGATAGCTGATGTTGTTGCGTCCCAGCCTAACCTTGTAGTTTGCAGTAACATCGGTCAATGATCCATTGCTGTATTGCAGGAAAGCGCTGGTACTGATCACATAGGCCACTTCACCTTGATGCCAATTGCCATTGGGAGGCGAAGGAACGGCACTGGGAGCGCTGTATATGCGATAGTTTGGTATGTCTATTGGTTGGTAGTACTGATAGCCTTCGCTGCTGGTATATTTCACCCAGAACACATACTTGCTCGGGGGCGTGACATCTGGATTGACTATGGTCACAAACTCATCTGGATTGTCAGGCAAGGTTGGATCCTGTGTGCTTTGGAAGGTCACTCGCACACTGGTCGGATCAGCATAACCATCTGGATATATCTCCTGTCCATAGATCTGCCACAGATAGTCCTGTCCCAGAGCTGGTGCCGGAGCTGGTGGCAGCGGAGCTGGATTGACTCCCAGTACCGTTACTGAATCATACAAAACTTTACCTGTGCTGCTGTCGATGGTCTTTTCGCTGTTGCTGAAATAGAAACGCACTTGATCAACGCTTTCAAAAACATAACGTTGAGCACGGCTTTGTATTATCCAACTTGAAGTATTGTAGATTATCTTGAGCAACCAGCTGGCATCTGCATTGGTACCAGATGTATCTTGTGCATTCTGTAGGTTAAATTCAGGACCTGTGCTGAGATTGGGATTGGTTATCACATACCAAGTCTGATACAATGGCGAATAACCTATTCCAAAAGTCTGCTTGTAGTCCATGGCAGCTGCTATAGCTGTCTGTTCAGATGAAGTTAGTGTGGTTTCCCAGGGCGCACATATACTTTGCAGCGTGCTGACATCGTCAATCACTGTGCTAAGCGTGACTGCACCAAGACCACTTGGTGTGATTCCTGTGTTACTGATACCAGTTCCATCTCCAACCACACTGATCACGCTGGTCCATGTTGTCACATTGCTAAGAGTCTTGAATTGCAACAAACTGCCCGAAGCAATATAGGCTTCACCGCTGCCTGCCGTGGCATATTGTCCTAGCCTTTGCGCAAAGCCTCCCACGTCAATGCTGCCGGTGCTGCTGCCAGTGTTGGCCGAAACAAGGTTCCAATATGCACCTGTTGCGGTGTACCTTGGGAAGTTTTTGTAGAAAAAGTTCTGCAATTCTAACGCTGCTTGGGCAAAGGTGGCATTGCTGCTGGCATCTATCATAGGTTGGATGTTGTCAATCACGTACACAGCATTGGGTGTACCCACGTTAATGACCACTTCTTGCGCATTTATATCATATTCTTCGTACAGTATTCCGTCAGTGCCAAACACGTTTATGTTCTGATAGGTGCCAGTGGGATCATTGATGTCCAGATAACGGCTCTGACCACTGTAGGTTCTATTCAGAGCTTTGACTTTCAAAGCCTGGCTGCTCTGCAGCGGGAATAGGTTGTAGTCCTCGCCATTTACCATGCGATCTTGGGTATAGTAAACCTGTTCAGCTGCCAACTGTATCTGCTGATTGCTCTGTGTGGTCTGGCTGTTGGCCACAGTATATTGCAGATTGGTGTTGAATGCCACGCTATAGGTATTAAACAGATTGTCATTGTAACTGAAATTGAACTTGAGATTGGTGAGGTCTGTTGGGCGTATCTGATACTGCAGCCCGTTGCTCACCCTGTACCATACACGCAACAGACCAACCGGTACCGTGCCAAAGTTACCATCTGCAAAACGCAGGCTTATCTGATCAGCACCGTTGAAATCTCTGGTAATGACGCTGTAGATATTGCGCACATTGTTGTTGACACTATTGTATATTACGTTGAAACCATTGACGTTAGGTACCTGGGTCCAATTGGCAGTCACCAAGCCTGCAGTGTTGATGTTTTGTACCCAAACGTCAGTTTGGTTGATGCCGCTGACATTGACGTCTATCAATCTATTCGCGATCGGTAAATCTAACTGATAATCTGCAAAGCCCATGGTACCCTGTTTGAAAAACAAGAAGAATCCAGTGTTAGCACTGTCATAACCATTGCCGTCGTTCTGATAGATGATGTACCAACTGTTGATTGGATTTGGATCCCGTTCAAAGAAATAGCCAGTGGTACCGAGCACCGTGGCATTACCGCCTGTCGCTCCGTTGAAATCTGGATTTGCCAGCTCAAAGTTCATGTTGTTGCCACCAACAACAGCAGTGAATGGCACCACGCTGGTAGGTATAGCTGTGTTGTTTAGGGCATATAGTTCAGTTGGTATGTTGTTAACTACTCCGCTCTTAGCAGGATTGCCAAAATAATTGGTGCTGTTCAATGATGCGTTTAATACCAAAGTAAACTGTTCCTGCCAATCTGGATTGTTCTGATCGTTCCAGTTGATAGGAGTATTCTTGAGGTTGAGACCGTTGGCATCATAGATGTCTTGGTTGCTGACTATCTGCGATACTTTAAGTATGCCTGCACTGGGTATGCTGCGCTGTGGCTGATAGTTGAGCATGCGAGCCAGGCGGAATATGCTGTCACGACGTTGGGCCGTATCGAGGAAGTTCTCACGAGTATTGAGATCCATCCTGAATGCCAAGCTTTGACCAAGATAGGCCAGCAGGTCAATGATAGCCACGAACTCGCTGCTCTCTGTCCAGTCGTTGAAATCTTCTGGGTAGTTTAGACGTATGTACTCTACCATCGCAGTTCGTATGGTAGGGAAATCATAGGCGTTGAAGTTTACCTGGGTAAAAGCCTGGTAGATGACCTGCCAGTCTTCGGCAGCAAACAGCTGCTTTTGACGTTGTTGCTGACTGACTGCCATCTTAATTCCTCATCATGCTATCTGATCGTAGTTTACTGCGTCTTGGTCGAATTGGACACTAAAAGAATTGACCACTCCATAGGGTTGATAGAACAGCTGCATCTGCACCAAGAGACCTTGGTTGATCTGGTTTACCACTATGCTCTGCAGTATCACTCTGCTGTCACTCTGCACTATCCTGGTAGCTTCTGCTATCACTGCCTGCACCAATGCATCATCGTATGGTTCAAAGAGCAGATCCCAGATGCTGCAACCATAGGTAGGCATCATCACCCGCTCACCAGGTAGCGTGTTGAAGTGATTGTACAGATCGCGCTCAATTAACGGAACATCTGCAAACGCTTGATTCTTAGCATTGGTATCAAGCGTGCTGAATCCGTAAAACACTTTGGTAGGAGCTATAATAGCCATGAGTATGGATGTGACCTCTTAGTATCATGATATTTAGCCATGATTTATACCAGGTATTTTTGCTAGGGATGCTTAGACGCCGCCGCTGTTTATGGGATTACCACCGCAGAAATTCGTGCATTCTGCTCGCCTGCGATTCTGCAATCCAGGTATGACCTTGCCACCGGCATGGCAGTAGCTCATCCATTTTTCAGTCACGTCATAGCTGCCAGCATTTAATATCGCAGCTATGCTGTTGCAGTTGCCAATGTTATAAGTGAAGCTTACCAGCATATCAAACTGAGTTTGGCTGATCTTGGCAGTCACGCTCTTTTGTACCTTGGCTTCCTTGGGTGCAAGGTCTTGTTTGAACAGATCAAAAATCTCTGTCTCGCTGAGAGGTGATGTCAGAGGCCGTTTGGCTCCATTTATGGTCACGTAATTGCCAGCTTTTTCATCTGGTAACAACAGATGTCCAATGCCTATGGTAGGCAGACCGGCACTGTCCAGATATACCTGAGATTTCTTGCCTTCAAACTTGGCAATGAATTCAGCCCCCGCCTGGCTGGTCCTGAGGCTGCCAGGCGGCACTTGGTCAGTGGCTGAGCCTTGATAACTGTACTGGGGCTGTCCGCTGTTGCTGTAGCCTTCCCCCTTGTAATTTCCAGGCGGACTGTTGCTGTTAGGTGTGCCTTTGAGATCCAGAGGTTTGCTTTGAGTACCCAGCACCTGTCCGGGCAACAAAGGTTGCCCTGTATATGGATCAGTGCTGCTGCCTGTTTCCACATGCCCGTTGAATCCCTGTGCAGTGGCTGCATGACCTTGGAATGGTTCGTGAGCAGGCAGTTGGCTTACGATGGTATTGAGCAGCGTAAAGGTGAGCTGTCCAGGTGCAGTAACCACCGTGTCTCGCTGTTGGCTATCAATGGGTTTTAGAGCTGGAGGAGCTGCTTTGGCAGCAGACGGTGCAGGTCCATTGAGATCAATTCTGCTGGCTCCCATCACGATGTTGTTGGTAGTACCAACACTGAGCAAACCATTGCTCTGCATGGTAAGATAACCTCCCACTGCTAGGTCATAACTGCCGTATGCATAATCAAACATGTTGGTTTGAGCTGTGCGCGACATGAGACCAGTGCTCTGAAGGTACATGTCACGATCGCTGGTCAGATGCATGTCAAGGTGAGCATTCATCATGATAATACCAGCTTGGGTGGTATTGTTGTTGGTAACAGTGATTGGTGTGTTTGTGGTTTCATTCTGCAGCGTACCAACTATGGTGCTAGCATTGCTCAGCGTGCTTTGGTTGCCAGGACCAAAGATAACATGCAGATATGTCATGCTACCATCTTCGTTGGTAGTCACATCGGCCAGCGTGGCCTTAGGAGTTGTGTTGGTGTTGGTGGTCTGCGTGCTGGTGGTGTTTGGTGGCGGGGTAGGAGTGACTATCTGACCGATGTTACCCTGTATGTTCTGGTTAAGTGTGGTGTAATCAACAGTACCGTCTGCATTGAAAGGTATATCCTGTACAGCATCGCCATTTCCTGCAGCAAATCCATATACTGTAGCATGGGCATCAGGATTTTCTGGTAATATCCAGATATATTTTTGAGCATTCATGCTGCTGCGTATGTTCTGCAGATTGGTGGTTGTCACGCCCGGAGTACCCTGACCATCATTGTAATCATTGCCACCCACAGACAAAATAGCATATTGCGGATTCTGCAGTGAGGAATCATTTTGGACCGTTGTTAAAACGTCAGACGTGGTAGCACTCACGCTCACATTTGACAGACTGCCAGGGTATTGCTGAGCTATTGTTGGCCCAACATTTGCTGCTATGTCATCACCTATGACAACCACCGGCGCACCGCTGCCAGCTGCGGCATTGGTATTGCTGTTGACTGGGGTGGTAGGAGCTGCTGTGTTGGTACTGGGATTGTTCCATGGTATACCGGTGATGTCCATGCCCGCAACGAAAGTGCCAGTGATGCCAGATGTCGGCGCAATGATCATTACCTGCGTGTCGTTGGTGGAGATGGCCGGTACCTGAGCATTGTTAGCAGTCTCAGCTTTGACGACAGCACCACTGTTTGGATTGCTAGGAGGGCTTGCATTGTTGAGAATACTGCTGGCTTGTCCTCTGGCTTTGATGAATATGCTGCGACCAGCTTCTATGTTTACGTCTAGATCGGCGTGAAGATTCAAGGTTCCTTGGCTGCGCACGCTGATGTCACTGCTGCCATACACGTTTATTGCACCGTTAACGCCCAGCTCCATCCAGCTGTTGCCATCGCGGCTTATCAGGTATATAAAACCCTCGGTGTCATTGATCAGTATCTGTGTGCCCTGCTGAGTGCGCAGACGAATGTATTTCTCATCGAGGTTATCATCCATAACGAACTGGCTGCCACCGGGCGTCAGTATTCCAAACGCAGCGTTTATTGGTTGGTCTCGGCGAGCACCAGCTGTGGTGATACCTCTAGCAGCATCTTGATCTAAACCCTGTACCTTGAGCTGATCAGCCAAAGGAGAGTATACTGGTCCATTTGCTGTGCTTACTGATATATCGGTGCGTATCTTGTTGTATTCGGCAACTGGCAAGCCATTGCTGACACTGTTGCCTGGTATGCCGGGAACCATGTGGTTCATGTTCTGTTGATACAAACATCCAAACCATATACCTCGACCAGGATCGCCATTGATAAAGCAACATACCACTTCGTTTTCGAGGTCGGGTGGTACGAACCAAAAGCCGTAACTGCGCTGCGTGCTTAACCAAGTCGGTCCAGCAGTATTGTCATACACGCTGGTAGCACCTGCGAATGGACTGCTATAACTGCATATGAACCACTGGTCTGGATCTAGAGGATCACCACTGACTTCCGGAATCCAAACTTTGATCCTGCCCATGCGAGTAGCATCGTCAACTGCCTTGACGAATCCAACATAAATTCCGTTGAGCTGCGTCGCACGACCATCAGGAACTAGATTGTAAGCGTCGGGGCTATCTACTGTTCTCTGTGGTAATACCATAAACTATTTCCTCGATACACTACATTTATACTCATATACCTGCGGCTGCTAATTGAGTAGCTATCTCTTGGCTATTATTCGGATTAGCAATCTGAGATAATGAAGGTGCACTGGGCTGTTTGTTCTGGGTTGATATTGGATTTTGAGACAATATGTCCTTGATAGCTTTGATATTCTGGGTAAACTTTCCTTCTCTAAAATTGCTAACAATCTCTGTAGCAGCATAGATACCAGTGAAGAAATCAGCACCTTGGCTATCAGCTCGTGCCAAACCAGTCGTCTCGTCTATCACAACACCAACGCGCATTTCTAATAGGAAGCAGTTGTCCCCACCTAGGAAATTGGCTTGGAAATCAGTGGTGTTTGCAGTACCTGGATTATTGGTCAACTGCAGTGCTAGGTTGTTGAGCTTGATATTGCTGATAGCTAACCACCACGGATCACCGCGTATTCCAAGCTCTATGGTCTGAAACTCTTTGGTCTTATCGCTGAAGATGTTGCCCATGATAGATGCTACAAAGCCCGTGCCGCTGGAAAATGTCTGCGCATCTGGATCTGGGTTAGTCTTGGTTTGATCAGAATTCTGTTGCGCATTCTGCAGTGACGGTTTTGGATCAAAGATGGCTACCAATGGCAACGGCGGATTCTTAAGAATGTTGGTGTCTACATTGGTATCTTCGACATAGGCTGTAGCCAATGTTGCTGCGCGATTGGTTATGTAATTGTTGACATTGTTTGCAAAACTAGTTAATGCGCTGCTCTTTTGTTGCGCAGCTGTCAAAACCAATTGACCACTGCTCTGATCAAATCTAACTATGTTATCTGCTGCCGTTGCCGGAGTGCTTGTGGTTGGAACTGCACCATTGTTAGCGGCTGCTCCTACGGGTAATTGCTGACCTGCTCCAAGATTCACACCTGTACCTAGCAAAGGCGTACCAATATCGCTGCTGCTGCCAGGAATCACCTTATCAAGATTGGTAGCTTGTCCTGATACAGCTGGAGCCTTAGATTGAGGCTTAGTTCCTTTTGCCTGTTGATAGTCATTGCTACCAGTATCAGTCAGGGCACCTTGGGCATACTGACCATAACTGTTGCCCTGATTCCATGTTGGTTGCTGGAAGGCCCAACGCATGTTCATTTTGAAATCAAAGGTAATAACTTCGGTGTTTAGCCCAGTATAGATATAATCGTAACGCTTGACCAAACGGCGTTGCTGCACTAGATACCTCAGTTTTCCTAGTTGAGTTTGTGGCTTCTGTGCATTTATAGCCGACTGCATATCTATGTAAGATTTTAGGCTCTCTGTCCTAAACATAGTATATGTTATCTCTTTGATATAATCTCGCGTAGTTAAATCAAATCCAGTTATCTTGGTTTGTGCGTATACAGTAACGTAACCTATGATGGCATGGTCGCTTTGATTTCCGCCGCCTGGAACAGAATCGCCGGTGATCCAGTCTCTGGCTTCTTGGCAGAGATAAACGGCAAAATTGATTATGTTTTCTACAGCCTGTCCCTTGTTTATCTTGATAGTAGTACCATTTGTAAACCAATTGTTGTTGGCTTCCATGCCACTGTTTCTGCTAACGTGCTTGTCTGTATCTGCTGGTCGTATCTTCCAGTTTCGCCACTGCGACGGATATTGGAACTTATATGTGAGACGCTGTACGCCGTCGCTGTTGACCTGTCCCTGTTGGATGTTCATGCTTTTTTCTAGATTATCAAAGAAATCACCCAGTGTCACGCAGGGTATGCTAAGACCAGCTTGCGGTGTTGCTACTTGGTTCGTTTCTGCTATTACTCCGTCAACCTTCATCTTTAAGTGATAGGTAGTACCGACTTGCGTGGCATTTGCATCGCAATCAACTAGAATGACCCTGTACATGGTATAGAAAAGTTGATCAGGGGCTGGAATACCATTCTCATCATAACCCGTAAACCAGATTTCGATGAAATAAGGGCACAGTAGATGGTTGATAATGCCGATCTGCTGGCTAGTGTAATAGATCTTAT